CAGCAGGAATGACGACATCCTCGTAGACTGCTGGAGTAACTTCATACTCCTCGTCCTTCATTGCATCCTTAGAACCAGTAACTGCACGAGGGTGCAACTCTTGGAGTTCGTGAGCAAGGAAACCATCAGCCCATGAACCATCAGACTTAAAGGTGTACGTGCAAGGACGCATCATCTTAACGATGTCAGAAGCACCTTGGACTGGTGTGATGTTCTCTTTCAAGCGATAGTCTGAGGAGGTGTTATAGGATGTGGCAGAAGTGGTTGAAGTTATAGTACCGACAGCAGTTCCGTTCCCCCTCCGAAACACCATCGGGGTGTAAGTTGCATCAACGTCTGGGAGTGTTGTAATCCCATTACCACCTGAACCAGCAACTTGGATCAACATGCGTGACGAGCCTATGTTAGCGTCACTACCCACAAGCACGTTACCGCTGCTGTCGATTTTCATACGTTCTGAGCCAGCGGTTTCAAACGATAGATTGTCTACAGCACGAAGTTCAAGCTGATCCCCGACAGCGTTAAGTCCGTGTTCAGCGACACTACCACCTGTTGTGCTGTTGTCGATAAGGGTTATCGTAACCCCTGCATCGGTGCTTTCAAACAACCCTGCAAGGTTTGCGGCACCTGAGTTTACGTGAAGGCTTGCTGCGGGAGCCGCCGTACCGATACCCACGCTCTCACTGCTATCAATAGTAATAGCTGTGCTTGTAGCATTGTCGTCGATGCCTAGTGAAGTGAAGGCTCCAGTCGCTGTCAGTGTCGTGCCAGTAACAGCCGCAGGAGTTGCCCCGCCGATCACTGTGCCGTCGATTGTGCCGCCGTTGATGTCAGCAGTGGCAACTGAGCCAAGGTTGGTCACTGTCGGAGCAACTGTCGCACCGATAGTCACGCCGTCGATTGTGCCGCCGTTGATGTCCAGGGATACGGCAGTCGTGCCGTCGAGCGCGTCATCGACCAAGTCGAAATTCGTGTTGATCTTTTCGCCCCAGGTGTCCTCGGATGCGCCGATTTCTGGCTTAGTCAGGCCAAGCGTCGTTGTCGTTGTGTCTGCCATGTCGTTCTCCTATGCGGCGTCAGCCCACGTTTTAGCACCTGACGGGGCTACGTTCCAAACCGTTGATGTGGGGAAGACGCAGTCCATTCTTCGGCTGCGTTGGCTGCATCTTGCCATATTTCGCTTGCGGGATCAACTGGCGTCCACGTTTCAGCCGTGCCAGCCTCTGGCTCCCACTTCTCAATCGCGTTGGCCGTAAATACGCACGCAGGCGCAAAGTTAGCCGCGCCAAACTGCACGCGCACGATGTTAGCATCCGCCGACGCAGTGCAAGCCGTGCTGGCGTCGAAGACATACAAGAACACCGTGCTGACTGTCGTGGCTGCGGAGGCCGCCGCAGCGCCGTCACAGAGGCGCACGCGGGTCGCTGCGGCAGTCACAGTCGCTAACGGCGCTACTGACGCCTGAGACAGCCTCACACGCAGCGCAGAGGCCGTCACGGCTGCGACTGCGGTCACAGTGGCCGAAGGACGCTGAATGCGCTCTATGGTGGCTGTGGCGCTTGCAGACGCAGACGTGGTGGCCGAGACTTCGCGGACAGTCTGCGCTGCGGACGTCGTGCTGGCCGTGCTGGCAACAATGGACGCCGAGAGCCGAACGCGCGTCACCGCAGTCGCAGTCGCGCTGACCGTGACAACAGTGCTGGCAGCAGCCTTAATTGCGCCGTCGACGCCGTAAGCCGCCGCACCGTAGGCGAAGGTGCCGTATCCGGTGCGGTAGGTTACGCCAGAACCAAACATCACGCGTTCAACGGAGGCAGTCACAGTTGCAGTCGGGGTAGATGTGGCTGACGGCTGCTGGATGCGACCCACGGTGGCCGTGGCGGAGGTAGTTGCAGACGCAGTCGCCGAGACTTCCAGCGCAGTCAACGCTGCTACAAACCCATCATCTCCAAGAGGTGCAGAGGCGAGTGGGGAAAATCCTAGCATATTTTACCTCAAGGCTTAATGGGCCACTTGACCGTGTACGGGAACCCAGCTTGTTCTGTTATATCACGAAGCGCCTGACGATACGACGCCATCTCCGTGGTCATGGAGTTGTCACTCAAGGCCATCCAGTCGGTGTCGGACAATAAGCGATTACGTTTTGACAAGGCCACCATTTCCGCATCAGGGTCGAGAGTATAAGAACTGAAGTTAGTTAGTTCGTCGTCATTCAAATCTACAAGTGCGCCATTGACGAGTTTCTTCATGCTGGCCCCCAGAGTTTGTTAAACCGCTTCACGTTATACCTCATGTGCTTTTTAAGCCGTAGATGTAATAATGCCCAATTTGCGTGCTGTTAAAGCTGTAAAACTTTAAACCACCAAATGGTATAGCCGAAGTGCTGATGAAATTGTGGTTGGCAAAGCAAAGGGCGCTGAATGGCGATGAGGAATCTTTCTCTAGTGTTTTCTCATGAAGAAACGCCGTTTTTGAGTCGGTGGATAAGCTAAATTCGGCCTCATAAAACACATCGTTCCCGCCCGTAATTACTCCGTTTCCGCAGGAAAACCACTCGTCTCTGCCCCCAGTTACATATCTAGTAGTAAAGTTTCCACCAAGAGCGTCAAGAACCTGAGAATTATAGTTTAAGGAGGTAATGTCACTACCAGCATCATCTATCAAACGAACATATATGCTGGGGCTAGCGTTATACTGAATGCCTCTGCCTACAATTTTAAGGGCGCTGTAGCTTGCCATTGAAATCCCAGTAAAACTAATCGACGACACAAATGATGTTGCATTTTGGCTCGCAATTAGCTCGTAGGAGCCACCGCCGCCGCCACCAGCCGCTTCAATATCCTCGGCAGCAGCCGACACATACACCACCGCTGGTCCTGTCAGACTGATTGCAGCACCAGCATTACTGGATTCAGTTACAGTGCGTGTGAGTGTCGTCCCAGTGGCTGTGTAGGTGCCTGTGCCGATCTCCCAGTCAGTGCCATCCTCGATGACGTAGCGGACCACATCAGTATCAACGACACCAGCATCAGCAAAGGATTGATAGCCACTCTCAGCAGAACCAAGAGTGATTGTGCCTGTGCCTGTGGTGGCTGTGGCGACTTTAGCTCTATTTACGAGAGTGACCATTTTTTAATCCAGTGTAATGTCTAGATCGCCAATAGGAACGCGCAGGACGTCACCGGTGTCAATTACTTTGGATGTGGTCAGCGCGGCGTAGGCGATCAAGTTGCCGCCAGTCGACGCGTCGTAGACGCCAACATGGCTGACTGTGCCGTAAGTCGCAGTCGCCGTCGGGAACTCAATGGCCGACGTGTTGGACGCCGTGTTGCCTGACACAGTGAACGCGGCCGACTGGCGCGCATACGCCGTGCCGACTGTCGTCACCTCAGTGCCGCTGGCGTTTTCGTCAGGGTTGCTCGTAAAGAGCGCGAGGTGCCATGACGTCGGACGCGTGGCAGTGCCAGCAGTCAATAGCCAGTTCAAGACCAGCGTTTCGGTGGAGTTTGAAAAGCTCATGATAGACCTCTGATTTTCATGCGGCGACCCGAGCCGCCAAATTTGCTGCGCTCGCTTTCAGCGTTTATAGCATCAACGGCCGATTGATACAATGCCGCCCAAGTCTGGATGCGCCCATCCTCCTTAAGGTATGGTGCGGAGTGGACCAGCGAGCCGTACAAGTATGCGTCGCTATACTTGTCTAGAAGCCAGTTCGAAGCGTTTGAATCGCTCAATGCCGGGACTTCCGAGATGTAATACAACTCAGCGTTGTAAACTGCGTCGGGAACTGGGTAGACTTCAATCTCACCCGCCGTGATCGCGTAAAATGAAGGAGACCCGCCAGTATTCAGGTTCTTGCGCTTGCGATCCAGCAATTCAGCCTGGCTGATCAACTCAAGCGGCTTGGTGTCGCCGGACGTGAGGTAAAAGCGAACAACTTCCAAGAAGTCGGCCGGGATCGCGCTGTATTGCGTGTCAATCTCAGCCGTGCTGCGCTTTTCCATGCGCCAATGTCGAATTCGACGCTGCATGTCCGTCTCGGCCAGCGCAATGAATGTGCCGACCGTGTTCTCAAGGTCGTCACGGTTCAAAAAGTCTGCGACCGCCGTCTTCAGCTCGGTGTAATTTGTGATGCTCATTTCTTGCCCTTCTTGGCCTTGCTCAAGGCGATGGCGACTGCCTGCTTCTGCGGCTTGCCAGCCTTCATCTCTGTGCGGATGTTACCAGAGATAACCTTCTTTGACGATCCTTTGCGAAGTGGCATTAGTCTAGCAGACCGACTGGACGGGCTTGTGGCCGAGGCGACATGCCAACACCATACGGATCGCCGCTATTCTCGCCATAAAAACGACGGACGTGCGTGATGTAGTCTTGGGTTTCTTGCGGCAAACTGCTGTAATCGCTGCCGACAGCATTCATCGCTCCAGGACCCGCGTTATAAGCACCAACAGCCTGATCAATGTTGCCAAACTTGTCATACATAGAGGACAAATAATTCTTCGCGTATTCGCGAGCAACGCCTGGGTCATTTGCTAAAAGTCGAGCGGTGGCCTCGTCCTCGGATGTCACGTCAAATCCAAGGGAACGGCCGACGTCGAAAATGTTTGCCGAGCCATAACCAGGGTCCATCGCCATCTTCGGAATGATTTGCATCTCACCCGTGGCTCCTTTGCTGCTCATCATTTCAGAATGAGGCAACATTGGGGCGTTTGGGTCGTGCGGGTTTGAGCTAACTTCGCGGCGACGCAGCGCGTCCATAATGCTAGATTCGTCAATGAGTTCAAATAATCCAGCCATTAGTAACCACCAACCCCGCGAGAGCGCAGATAGTCCACGACTTCCATCATCTTTGGATCGCCGCTTGCCCACTCTGGGTAGGGCATCCCGGCAGACCCGCGCCCGCTGTATTGCGGTTGCTCTGGCAACGCGAAACGGTCGGCGTAATTTGGCCCCTGCGTGGGCATGCCATAATCCCCACGGCCACTGTATTGCGGCGGCAATTCAAACCTGTCAGCGTAATTTGGTTCCGTGGCCAAACCGCTGGGTGGCGGGGCCATATTCGGCGACGGGGGTGCCATTTGTGGAGCCATCTGTGGCCGCATCATTGGCCGGTCTTGCGCCGTGGGCTGACGATCTTCGCTGCCACGGGGAGTGGCCAGCATGTTGGCGATCATCGACAGAATGCCGCCGCCCTCGAACTTGCTGCCCGTCGCGCCAGCACCGCCGCCATCAAACATATCAGCGAAGTTTAGAAATTTCTCATCCATCAGGCAATCCCCTTCAAATTTCGTTTCAGGGATTTGCCCCAAGTTGACATCTTGCCGCCATTCGCACTGATGGCGTCAGAGGCCAGCGTGAGGCAGACGGCGTCGGCAAGGTCGGGTGAGGGCAGGCCACGCTTTCGCATCTCGTCCTTGCTCTCAGCCTTCATCTTGCCGCTGCTGACGAAACTATACCTGATTGACGTCAATTCAGCAAGTAACTGCTCATTTTTAGGTAGTCGCGATCCACGCTGCTCTAGCCATCCGCGCATCTTAAACCACAACTCGGCCCGCAGGTTGATGTACGTGTCGCCCATTGACGGGCTTTCGGCCACATTCACGCCGCGCACGGGCAGACCAAGCTCGCGCAAACGGTCAACCACGCCACCGCCCATGCCGATCACGTCAACCAGTATCTCACGCGGCCGCAAAGACAGCGGCAAGCCGTCAAACTCAGCCTTCACGCGACCAACCGTCTGCATCAAGTCCAATCCCTGCCAACTGGTGACCTCGGTGATCACTTGCCCCTTACGCTTGGCCAGCGCCGTCTTGTCCGAGCCAAAGCGGGCCACGTCCAGCCCCCAGACGGCGACAGCCTGCTCGTCAACCTCGATGTCGCGCTGGGTGGCGCTCTCAACCAGGTGAAACGGGATAATCGTGTCGTCATCGGCCAGCGGGAACTCGCCAAGCACGCGGATGCGGAAGGCGTTCGAGTCTTCGCCGTAACGCAGGCGCATTTCGTCCACAAATTCGTCAGAAACCAGCGGGCTGTCCACGCACGACCAGCGCCGCGTCCAGTAGCTGCCCGCAAGTCGTGTCTGGCTCTCGTAAA